CTTAAGAGCTTGGCGCTCAGATGCGCATCAAAAATTTTCTCACCCGGTTATTAACCCGGATGTGAAGTAACTAGTGCCATCCACCTATCATGGACTTATTCATAAGTCTCCGATGGGAGAAATTGCCAAGTTGTCCAACAGAGCCTGATTTTCCAAACGAATTTGGACCAGACTAAGCGAACTAGCACTTAGCGGACCTGAAACCATAACATTACCAGCCATAACTGAGTCTCCAATTTCTTGGATTCCAGTAGTTTGGATAGTGATATTAGGAACAGGAGAAATATCTTCTTCCAATATCCCTAACCATGCTCACGGGTGACCATGGTAATAGGACAGGATGATAGATCCCGAGAGCAAAATCGCTCCAGCACTCATTAATAATATAGGAATTCAAGGAATTCCTACAGTATTAATTACCCGACTGATCTCTAAGGTGTTAGTCTCCGTTTCTTCTGATATAATATCATAAACAAACGGACTCACCAGATAACCGCTGGACGGGCTGCCATATAAGTATTCTAATACTAAAAAAGTTAAAACACTTATAACAATGAAATCTACCCATGGGAAGTTAAGAATACTTCCCGAGGGAGATGGATGGTTGACTAATCCTTCTGTGTTATCACCTCGCTCAATCTTTGGTTTCTGAATTTTTTCCGGTAAAGATAAATCTTTACCATAAAATTCAGATCATAATGGTTTGGTGGCCTCTTGTCAATATTTATAAATAGACAGGAAGTCTCTAAAAGGTCTCTCTGATACCCGGGATTCTTTTCAGAATTCTTCCGGTACCTTAGCCCTCAAATCATCTAAAGCGAAATAGGTTGCACATTGAAGAGATAATACATCGGACCTCTCAACAATTAACTCTCCCATAGTGTTAACTACAGGAGGGACTTTAATTTGAGACATCTCTTGTAAAAACTCATCATGCAATTTCCAAACGTCGATACCGATTTTCAAATCTTTAAGTTTTTGAAATCGATATCCATGATTGGACATCCCTCCTTCATTTCATGCAGACAGATAATCATAATCAATGTCTGAAGAATGAAGTTCAGGACTCAAGACAGCATTCCACGGAACATTAGTAGTTACCGTGGCGCCATCTGATCCATTAAGGGATGCCATCGAAATAATAGGGATTGGTGTAACAGCATCTAATTTTTTAGATGTACCTTCTAGATCTTGTATATAGGCAATAAAATCCTTATAGATTGAATTAAACTTTTCGTTATTCTTTCTAGCAAGAATTTTTGACACTGCATTAATTGCTGCATCAGAGGGCTTAAAGCTCTCCGTTCAGGATTTTTGGAGTAGTCATGCTCTATATGAAGATTTACCGAGAGGACTACTAGGATGAGAAAATCAAACTAGTAGTACTCGGAGCCTAGTCGGTAATTTAAAAAATAAAGTTTTATAAACTCTAATTTTAGATTTGTAACCATACCCCAAAAACGATAAAATTGCATTTAAGGACAAATCATACTTTCGTATAAACTCGACAACCAAGGAGGTAGAGCAACGAGTTGCTATACTCTCTTTAAAAGGAAGCATATTAGCAGTTGTATGATCCACGAAAAATTTTTTCGCGAATTCTATAACAAATTTATTTTTTGATAAAATAGATTTTGCTAAACCTGCTTTTACTCCGAAAAGTTGGAGTAATTGCCGATAACGAGTAGTCTGATTTGAACCTTTAATGACACCATCATCCCCCAGTACTGCATAGTCTTCATATCATCCCTTAACACCACACTGAGATGCTGAAAATTGCATCATAGCGTGGTGAGTTAAAGCAAGCATACCCCAGGAAGAAAGAGCTCCCATCGGTTGACCCACAGAGTAAGTTACAAATTCAGGAATGTCACTAGGAATAGTGAATTCAGATTTGGAACTCTTCTTTGGATTCAACCCTGTAGAGTACTTTCTTTTTACTAATAGATCTCTCCATGCCTCAGCAAACTGCTGAGAGTCTGGAACGAGATCTTTAAGTAATACCTTTAGTACACTTACTTGTAAGGAAATAGGAAGACGGTCAGTAGCCGCACTTAGATCAATAGAGGAGAACAACCCTTTAGGTTTTCCCGCTCACTTGGTCTGAAGTCGGTTTATCGGTTTCATCTGATCGAAGGTTCCATCCTGCGGTATAGCTCTTAAAATTTTAAAGAGTCATATATGCAAAGGATGGAGTAATCACTGAGTCCAGGCATCAACCATGGCAAAAACTCTAACTTTACCAGCGGGCTCCGGTTTATACCGGGTCGCCCCAAGGTTTAGTTTCGAGAAATCGTATTGATCAATTTGATCATTACATACCATGGCAACTGTCTGGAGTCGAGAGAGAAAGGTAGATGAGTCCCGAATCTGAGGGAGAAATCGCTTTAGAGCCTCTAACAACTGATTGTCTGGAGATTTTCGTAACCAGACACGAGCAGCTATTACTAAGGCTCTAACAGAGGAATTTGTATAAGAAGTTCCAGGTGGATCATCTAAGGTCATAGCCGTTGGGCCAGACTTTAGAATAGGAAACAATTTAGGTCCTGATAATTCAGGAAACTTAATTATTTTCTGTAATTGAGGCTTGAAAGAAGATTCAAGGAATTTCTCTCAAACCGGAATAAAATGACTAAGATCAGGTCCAGTATCGGTTATAGTATTAAGGGAAAGTTTCCCCTTAAAATCTAATATCCTATATAGACCCAACAAAGTCATTCAGAGTCTAATACTAGGGATATCTCTATCTCTACTAATTAAAACTCTAACCCCTGCGGGAATTATAAGAGGTACACCTGCCCGATTACGGGATGGGCGTACTTTAAGTTCCGACAGGTCAATTACTCGATAACCTGCTACACATTGCTGTAGTAGCACCTGGCTAGCTTTTAAATAAATAACTAGACCTTTCAAACCACTATGCCTAGCGATCCGATAGCATCGGAAGCTAAACAAAGATACCTGTTTCACAACAGATTTGGATGAGCGAGGGCGGACTCCTCTTACAATACAAAGTATCGTAGAGATTAATCCGCGGCCTTTATTTCTAAAGACCAGACCGTTTATAGTTTTCAATTTTGAATTGATAACTTTAGTCAACGTATTAATACGTTGCTTTAAGTTATCATCCCAAACTTGTGATCTACTCTGAGACGCCAAGTTAATTTTATTTTTAGAAAAATTATTTTTCATAGTAAATTTAATTGGTGTTTCTTGCAGTCGCAAGGCCAGATGGAATCTGGTGGAAGACTTAAGGTCCTCCGGGAGATATTGAAGTAGCTATAAACCCCTCTTTCCTACCTCAAGTAAACTTGAAGTAGGGGAGTAGGTCCTCGAAAAGAGGTATAGCAAAGGTCTATAGAGATTGTATAAGGATTTAAACCCTCCTTATCCTCTCTATTACCTTTTTAATCAACCTAAAACAATGATTTTAGTGATTGATTAATTTCTTGGCGCGGGGGTTCCTTAACTCACGACTCAGATGCACAGGGCAAATGAGCCATAAGACAAGAAGCACAAGCTTTTTGTGGGTCTCTGGGAAACCAGAG